TTCAAACGTAACTGGCAAATAATAACGCTCTGCGTTTTTCAAGCCTACAGCCGCCAACATATCCGCAAGCGTATTACGAACATTCGTCATTGTCACCAACCCATTGTTCGGGCCGTATTGCTGCCAAACACTCATTTGCATCTGTAGGGTTTCGCGCAAGACCGCAGCCTTTTCGTTTTCGCGCCCTGTGCCAACACCCACGTTTACAATCAAATCCATGTCTGCATTCCAGACGCGCGGATCAACTGCAACAAACTGGTTATTTAGACGGATGATTTCTTCTTTGTCTGTGTTTTTAATGATCGTTGAGGCAATCAGCCTAAACAGGCGTTTCATGCCGCCCTCTGCAAAGTTACGCGCAATAACCTCTGCCTGACCCGCAGCACCTTCCATAGTCGCCGCAACCGCTGTAGCCGTGGCACTCTGCAAGACATCAGGATCAAGACCCTGTGACGCCTTAGATACGCCAGTTTTGTTGTCTACCAACACATCAAAGTATTGTAGTGCAGGGAGCGTAGAACCCGCTGTGAAAGGCACAACTTGTTCACGAATGCTGCCAGGTTGCTTAACTCTGACGATACGCCCAATTTCGTTATTTAGAAGATCGTCCACGGAAACCTGACCATCTACGATTTCCAAGCCTGGGTTGTTGGTTAGTGCTACGTTATCAAGAACACCGCGCAACATCGCTGTCGCTGCGTCCTGATCGTCCATAACTAAGTCAACAAGGCTGCGCCCAAAGAATGCGTGTGGTTCTGGGTCACACTCAAACACCGCAAACGGCACTTCGTCTGCTAGTTCATACGATAGCATTTTGTAGTTCGTGCCAGCCAAGATGAATTGGTAAAGCTGCGGAATACCTGTGCCTTCCACGTCCACCTTCATATAAGCCTCAGTTACTACAACTTTCTTAGAAGTTGGGTCTGCGCTTTCGTCATCATCTTCATCTACTGCATAGCCACGGCGTTCATATTCTGCCTCGGCTTCAAACGTAGCCATAGACCCTTGCAGGCCAAACAACTCGTCCTCGTCGTAACCCATCGCAATCAAGTCGCCTACGGTCATGTCTGTGCGGTGGCCTATTACAAAGAAGTCATCAACAGAACGCGCGTTTCTATCAATGAAGAACTCCTCTGGCGGGATACTTTCAATAAGAATATCCCCATCAGGAATTTGGCGGCTAACCTTTGCATCGTGAATAGGACGCTCAATCTCTACGCCCATTTCATCAATTTCTATGCTTGCAGTTACCGTATGCTCTAGAACCTCAATATCATCAGGCTCTACCATATACTGGTATTCTTCGTCCGTTAGGTTAGTGACAGTGTAAATTTCGCTGCGGGTTTTATCTTCAAACATTACCTTGGCAATGCCTGTTTTCTTTACCATCGCATCTTGGAAAACGTCACTCAGCAAACGATAACCATTGTTCTGCATAAACTTATAGTTTGCATAACGTGTCATTTGCTCTGCAACTTGCACGTCCTCTGGCATACGAGGCACAAACTCTACAGGGTTTTCTGTGCTTAGAAATACGCGCTGAATAGACGGTTTAATACCGCGAACAACGTCACGGCACTTTGTAGCAACAACCTTAGACCGACCGTCCTCGTATCCAATGTCTACATCACCATCAAAGTAGCGTTGAGCTTTTAGCCTTGGCTCAGATATTTCAGCCTCAATAAAGTCCACAGCATCTTGCACAGCCTTTTGGATGATGCCTTCAACCGTCATTTCGTCCATTGGTTCAATGCGCATATCTGTTTCCTTTATTGTGCCGTATTAGCTTGTTGTGCGGATAGCGTTCTTAGAATTGTCGCAGCCTCTGCCGCTAAATAACCGTCACCGCCAGCCAATCGCTGTAATGGCCCCATATCCTTTTTAGCCGCTGCATTAAGTGCTTTCAGGAATGTTTTGTTTGTCATCACGCCAGCACCCGCTTTATTTGCCGCGTATATACCAATCATCTGTGCTGGTGATAGTGCAAACGCACCGACACCCGCTAAGAATGCCTGTGTTGTCAAAGCTGGTGCCGTTCTTGATGCATTTAACTGTGAGGCTGCATCCTTTGACATTTCTACTACTGATGCCAGCTTTTTAAGCTCTGGCTCTAATTCACCAAACACAATCTTTCGCGATGTTGGCGTTAGTTTATTGTAGTTTGTCAGAAACGTAGCTGGTGAAAACAAATCCCCTTCCGCAGTTTGCGCACCCGCTTTTGCTCTGCCCAAATTGTTTATCAGCGTAGAACGGAACGTATTAAAGTCATCGGCAGGCAGGCTTTTCTTAATCTGCATAATCTGCTTAGTGCTTTGTTTTACGTTACCTTCCAGAAGCATGTTTTCCAAACGCTTGTATGCAGCCGCACCTGTATCTGCGTCTGTTATCTTAGACAAAGTATCGTCTATACGTTGCGACCCTGCCCGATAGTAGTCATTTGCACGTTGCCAAGCCTTAAACGCATCTGGCCCACTTGCCATTGCAGCTTGCTCCATATCTTGTGACAACGTTCCATAGAGGCGTTTGATTTTTGCTTGGCTCATGTCTGCCAATGGGCCTGTCATGTTGCCAATAGCTTCGCCAAAAGTAGAGCGCAACTCTTTAACCAACTGATACGGAACAGCAGTATCTACACCACCTTCGCCTAACGCCTGCAACAAATCCTGATATTTGGAAAGACCTAGCTGACGTGCAATTTCTGGATTGTCACCCGCAAACTGGACTATTTCACGCAACGCTGTGGTTGTGTTTGGAGCAACTATTAAATCATTGGGTTTTATGAAACGGTCTACTTGATTATAAAGTGTCTCACTTTTCTTAGCAAAATCACTTACAAACTTTTTGGCACCAGCTTGCGCTGCTTCGCCCGCAGCCTCCACGGTTGTAGGAACACCAGCACGTTCTGCTGCGCCACGCGCTACATCTTCCATTTCAGAAACTACACGCTCACGTCCGCGCTGTATTTGTCCTGTGGAAAATGGGCTTGCTTCAAAACCGCTTTCAACCATAGCAGTGCCACGACCCTGCATCCCAGCAGATGGTAAAACACCTATTTCTTCTGCCGCCCTTGCGCCTTCCATGCGAGGTGTAATTTCGCCTATTTCACGCGCACCTGGGATTACTTTGCCCGCAGTAACTTGCCGTCCTAAGCGCGTTGCGCCACTTGTAACACCAGCTAATTCAGGAACAGCGACTTCACCCATCATCATAAGGTCACGCGCCAACTTACGCTCTTGCGTTCTGTCGCCTGCTATTAACTCTGCTGCCAAGCCTGCTGCGCCTGCGTAACCCGCGCCCAATGCAGATAAGCCTGTCATGCCAACATCGCCTGCACGTTGCAGCAATGAACGCTCTGGATCGGCTGCACGTTGACGATAAAATTGTAATGCTTCTAATGGTTGCTCCATCGCTTCAGCAGTAATATCGCCAAAAACATTTTCGCGTTTTACACCAGGTGTTCCAATGTCTGGCCCTGGAAGCATTGCTTCTGCGGCTTTTTCGCCAAGAAAATTACCAAGTTCTTCCTCAGCCTGTTCCATTGTCTGGGCTTCTACATCGTAGATTTTGCCGCCATATTCAATTTCATAAACTGGCATTAGTTACTACTCCCAGAACCTGTGTCTTTCTTTTCTCTTATCTTTACGCCACTTTCGCGCACCGTCCAACCGCCCTCGTTGGACGTTGCTTGTTGAGTTTGCTGCGGTTGTGCTGTATCTGATGAGACTTCTGCTGAACCACCTGATGTAACAGTGTTTGCAATACTTCCGTTAAATGTTCCTGTGTATTGATTTGCAGCAAGTGCTTTATTTCTTGCCCTCTGCATACCCTCTAAAATCACGCTTTTCAGATTTCGCAACTCACTAATATATGCATTTGGCGATACAAAGCGATTATTTAGATCAATCATAGATGCTTCGGCTTTTGCGCCTTCAATCTCTGTGATTTGACCGCCACCCTTCAAACGCTGGAACGCTTCTAAGAATACACTACCTTGCAATCGTGAAATCTTTTGCAGAACATCAATCCCGCCCTGTCCAATAACAGCCCTCGCCCCTACCGTTCTAGGCGTTACACGCCCTTGCAGATCGCCTAATATGTTAGGTATCTCGCCACTGTTAATAATTTCATCTATCAATTGAACAGCGTCATTGGATCGGGCTAGAGTAGCTGGAAGTTCAGCTACAGCTTCCGCAGACATCTTGCCCGCTTGTTTTTCTGCTTCAACTGCACCGACATTCTTATCAACGGTTCCAAGCAATTCATTTGTAATTGCATCGCGCAACTCAAAGTGTGTGCCTGCATCAATTTTTTCAACACCTTTAGCCAACTTAAAACCTTCAGGTAGATCAGAAACTTTTTGCTCACCAGTGCTTGAAAATTGAACAACTTTAACTTTTCCGTCTGCGTCTTTTATAAAGTGCGGTGTCATGCCGTATGTCGCTTTTGTAGGCTTAGAACGCTGCATATATTGAGAATATACCGTCCTTGCATCCATGCCGCTTTCAATAGCTTGTGCATAAGGCTCACCGCCAGGTTGCGTTTTTAACCACGCCGCAGTGCGGTTTGCTGTTTGGCGTTCTTCTTGTCTAACAATATCCCGCGTAGCTTGCTCCGCAATGCCCTGAAACATTCCAGAACGATCCAAAGACGCTAGTGTCTGCCGTGTGCGGGGATCGCGTAGAAAGCCCATCAAGCCCCTTGGCTGTTGTTGCATTTGCTGCATTTGCTGTGCTGTAGGTTGCTGTCCGTCCATCTTCGGCCCCTTGTATCCAGCAAAGGCTTTCGCGCCCTGCGTCTCAAAAATATATTTACCAATGCGATCTTGCGTGGCTTTGTCAAACTTCTGGCTAGGATCAATGCCTAGCTTTTTCACCGCATCGCGTAGCGTAGTCCCAACAACTTGATATGCGCCCACTGGCGTAGCAACACCCATTTCTGGGTCTGGGCGTGTATTGGCAACAAACTGACCATACGCACCGCGTGGATTAGTAAAATCCAAAATATCAGCAATAGACATTTCAGAGACTTTTACGTCTGAGAAAATGCCGCCTGGTCTGTTTTGATAACCAAACAAAGCATTGTAGTCACCGCCGCTTTCACCCGCGAAAATGCCCTGCTGTATTTCTTGCCATGTTGCCATTAGCCAAATCCTGGTAAGCTACCAAGTCCTGAAAGTATGCCGAACAAACCTGGTCTACCTGCTGTTTGCATGCTGGAGCTAGGTAGTTGCCCCAGAATGCCTGTGCCTGTCTGTAGTGCCTGACCAGGATAACCAAGGTTAGCTAGTGTTTGCTGACGCGCTGCATTTAGCATCTGCTGTTGTTGCTGTTGAGCCATTGCCGCTGCACGTTGCTGTTGTTCCAAACCGCGCATACCTTGTCCAAACATCTGACCGCCTAAACCACCTAGACCGCCTGCCGCTGATTGTTGGATATTAGCTGCTTGGAACTGACCTTGATAGTTGGCTTGATTAGCCGCTTGCTCAAGTTGTGCTTGCTGTAGTGCAAACTGATTAGCCGCTTGCATATTACCAGCCCTTGCAGCTTGCTCTCTTGCCGCTGCCGCTTCACGCGCTTGTTGGCCTAGCTGTTCCGCTTGGAATTGTTGTTGTGAGGCCATTGTTCGCGCTGCTTGTGTCTGCCCAATGTCAAACTGACCAGAACGTAATGCTGTCTCAAATGCTTGTTGGCGTTGCTGTGCTGATAGCGCACCCGCTTGGCGTAGAGCCTCACCCGCTAAAACACCCTCTTGCACGGCTTGGCGTGATCCACCAAATGCCCCTGCGCGTTGTGCTTGAGCCGCTAGGTTCTCAGAAGCCAACTGACGTTGACGCTCAATATCGGCCTGTCCCGCTTCGATAACTTGCTGTTGGTAGGGCGACATATATGGCTGCAAGTTTGTTGTTGCCAACTGACCGACCTGTATTTGCCCAGGTGCTTGTGCTGATTGAACTGCACCGACACCTTGCATGGTTTGCGCTGGGCCGACCTGTGCCGCTTGCATGGATGTTGGGCTAAAGCTGCCTAACCGTCCGTAAATATCACCCGCTTGCGTTTGATACTGTTGGGCTTGTCCAAAGATATTTGATGTATTGGGTATCATGGCTTAACCCCTTCCAAACATGCGGTCTAAGGCGCGTGAAACAACTGTGCCAGGTGGGTCATATGACCGATCAGACAGTGAACGCGATAAGTCTGCACCAAATGTGGTTTCTGTATCTGCCGCGCTTGTTGGCCTCAAACGTGGCCTTACTGTGGGCGCACGACCTGTAGAGCTATATCTCGTAGCAGTAGGGCTTGAACTCCAACTATCATTGTCGTCATTTCCCCCACCGCCGCCACC